TTTTGCTAAAAGATACATTAACATCGTTGAGGATGTCTTTCAAGACCTCAAAGATGTTTTTAAATGCGGACGCTTGAATCGTTTTCAAGAACATTTACTAGATTTAGTGCGCGTTTTGTTTAAGTAAAGGTCTTCAAGGAATTGCTTGAATCCTTCTTCTCCGCGTTCCTTGATGAACTCCTTCCACGACGAATAGCCTTGTTTATAGGAATATACATTACCTAGTGATCTTGGAACTTCTTCTGGATTTGTGATCATTTCTGTTTTTCTAGTTAGTGGTTTTCTTGTTTATCTTAGCTTCCAACTCGGGGGTCATCGGGGGTGCCACTGGAGCGCCATAGGATTCCAGTTCAAAAAGACCAGGTGCCGAATTGGGATTTCCATCAAAGGAAGCAAATGCCGAATGATCAAAGGATTCAATTTCACTTGGCATCATTGAAAGGACCCACTGCTTGACCTCCGGTCCCATCAAAGGTCTTCCGTCCTTGGTAATCAAGGCAGGCACATGGGTAAGCACCTTGCGATAATCATCTGGAATGGGTTCCTCGTGGATATTTTGATATTTGATTTGGTCCTTCACGGGACACTGATCCAACAGTTTGAATATCTCAAGACAGTGTTGGCAGCGTGGACTGTACAACATGATGGCAAACATGCTTTCTTACAAGCGTTGGTGAATTTATCAGGGGATATAATTTCGCACCAGTATATAAGATGCGTATGCAGACTATATTTCTCATCGTGCTGGCAGTCGCGATTGTAGGCTACCTCGTCATGAACCGTGAAGGGCTCAGGTGGGATCGTGGATTTGCCGGATTCCGTCCTGCCGTCACCGGTGTAATTACAGAGGGCGACCTCGAGATTACTGGAAACCCAGTAGAGGATGTGGCGGTCAAGGCTTTGATGATTAAGAAGATTGTGGATGCCACAGTGGATGAGATTTTCAGGACCAAGGGTCTCAAGATGTTCCCCATTGAGACGATCTTCATCCAGGTATTTGACTCTCCTGACAAGATTAAGGAACTCAAACAGAAGCGCCCCGATGTTTACGAGGCCTATGTCAAGTTTCTTCAGGCTCGTGACAAGGATGCCGTGCTCACCAGGAACGGCGATGGCACCGAACAGGAACAGTTGGCTCGGACCGCTCTGATAAATTACCTCGAGGCACTCAAACGTGACCAGGACTACAACACGGTTCCCGACAATGTCCCTGCGACCTACCGGTGCCGCTTCCTGCTCCTCGAGACCGAGCGCTTCTATGGAACCGAGGTGGACGTGATCGCCATCGGGGACGAGGATGGCATAAAGATTCAGGGCATCACCAGTCAGCCCTTGAAGGATGGCGAGAAGATCAAGGCTTTCCAGGATAAACTCCAGGTGGGTGAATGGATGCCCTATGACACCATCGCAAACGCCAACGTGCCCAACAAGAGCGCCCTGGCACTTGCCGAGAAGGCTATCAAGGACAAGTGGGGTGAGGACTTCCAGACCTATGAATCCACCGCCGTGGCAGACGTGGGTCAGTTCAATCCCCCGGTTACGCCTTATTTGCGATAGGAAAAACTCAAAGATTAGTAGACAATGCCTCTTCGTGTGGACGAGGTACAACAGATCGACCACAGAAAGCGTGAATTAAAAAAGAAACTCTATACGGAACTTTACGAACGCGCCAGCGCCAAGGTAAGGCAAGTCGCCGAATTGGGACTGCACGAGACTTGGGTTCAGGTGCCTTCATTCCTTATAGGATTTCCTTCATTCGACCTCGACAAGGCGGCCCAGTATGTCGAGAGACAGTTTATCAACGGTGGGTTCTTCACCCAACTGTATGAAAATGGTCAGTTATTTGTTTCGTGGTATCCCAAGACGTCCAATAAGAAAACCAAGTCCAGACCCAAGGAACCGGAGAACGAGTTCGCATCACTGGCAAACCTTAAAAAGGCCGCGGACAAATATCGCTGAAATAAATACGTTTTATCAGTAACTATGGACAATAACCTTAATGTTCTTGTGGAAGCCAAGAAGGAACTTTTGAATCAACTTTCGTCCACGATTCTTCCGAGCGCGCTGGACTGCATGGACTCGCTTTACGCTGAATCCAAGGTGGAGACCCAGGGACGCAACACGCTCAAGGCGTTTCAGGAGAAACTCGCCAAGATCCCTCAGTGGAATAACTATCAGATCGACACAGAGGTCGGTAAGTGTGTGGACAGGTGTGGTGGATGCCTGGACGAGATGACGGCGGCGTGCTTTGTTGCCACGGTCAAGATCATTTCGTCGGTAAGGCTCTCTAAGGACTCCAGGAAGGTGTCGCTCAAGATTCCCACCAACGACGTATTTGTGTTGGGTGTCTACACCAATGTCGCCAAGCGAATCTACGAGGATCCCTACATCTATCAGGAGGTGGTCAGCAGGAATGACAGGCGCAAGGATCTGCTCAAGCGAATGGACGGTGTGGTTGAGGAAACGGTCAAGGAGATGCTCCCTATCAACCAGATCCTGAAGACCTACCTGAACAAGAATGCCGTGGACGTGATGAATGGCGATCCGGTGGAGCCCGAGCCTGAGCCGGAGATGGAACCAGAGCCTGACATGTTCCCGGGCAGTGGCGAATTGCCCGTTGAGGAAGAGTCCGAAGGGTCTTTCGGGGAACCCGATATGCCACAGGAGCCTGCAGAATCCTCGTTGCCGATGTCAGAAGAGCCGGTCGAGGCGCCCGCTCCGGAAATGCCTCAGGAAGAGACGAAGAGTTTCACGTTCAACGACAAGATCATGAAGAGGTCGCCCATTCCACCGATGGACGAAGAAGATGACTTTTCCATAAATCCCAATGCGAATCGTTAAACATACTAAAATCTGCTTTATTTAATAATGATCAGCGATTCGCTTAAAAATCCTTTGATCGCGGCTTTGGTCGGTGCAGTCGTCACAATGGCGTATGTCCAGTTGGTGGCCCGTCTCAATCGCGAGGCGCCTCCCAGGAATGCCGACATGGTCAAACCGGCGATTCTGAATGCCATCCTCGTGGGCACGATCGTCTACCTTGGCATCTCCCAGCGCGAGGAGATCTACGAGACTCCCTTCCCGGAAGTTAGTCGCGGTATGTAATTAAAGATTTTACTCCTTTTAAATAGTACGAAATGGCCAGCGTAGATACATTCAACGAACTTCTCTTGCAGTTTGTGGATGAGTTGGCTCACACGTTCCCAGAGAACACCATTGTGAAGACCTACAGGAACACGGTCGGCATGTTGATCAAGAAGGACCCTGGTGTATGCCTGGAAACGTTTATGAAGAATGTGAAGCCCCACGAGGACCTCATTCGCAATCAGGACGAGCGTATCTTCGAGGAACTTTCGCGAAGTTACGGAATTCTCAAGACGCTCGATCTTGAGTCGATGTGGAAGTCTGAACTCTCGGACAACAGCCGGTCGGCGATCTGGCAGTACGTCCAGGGTCTCTACGTCCTCGGAAACAATGTCAGTGAGGAGGAGATTCAATCGTCCCGTCATACTCAGATGGACTTTTCGCCGGAGAAGATCAATCAGTTGTTTGCACCCCAGGGACCGGATGGACAGGAGAATCCGCTGGCAGGACTTTTGGGAAATCTGTTGAAACCCGAGATGATGGAAGAGATGACATCCAAGGTTGAACAGGAGTTCGGTGACGGTCAGGGTGGTCTCGACGAGAACAAGATCATGCAGGCGCTTGGGCCTATGATGGGCAACCTCACCAAGATACTTCAGCAGCCTCCTCAGTGAAAAAATTAACTAGTCAATAAATAAGAATGGAACAACCGTGGTTTAGAAATCCATCGCACTTGTTTGCCAAGAACAAGGTGCTGATCTTTTGGCCTTTGGCTAAGCAAACACCCGTGGAGAGGCTCAACGCCGCCACTCGGTTCATCCTCTACACCATGGCGATCCTTTATGTGATTAACCGTGACATCAGGGTCATTTACCTGGGTCTCACAGTTATTATGGTGATGGCATCCATGTTCTTGGCGGGTGGCATCAAGGAAGCGCTTCGTCCGGCTTCGTTTGAAGCAGAAGGCGATCGTTTTAACGCGACCACCCCAGGACAGGCATGCGAACAACCGACCAAGGAGAATCCAATGGCCAATGTGCTTCTCTCGGACTACACCGACAACCCGAAGCGACCGGCGGCGTGTTACTATCCGACCGTCAAGGATAAGGTGAAGAAGTTTCTGAACGAGGGTACTCCCACCGATCAGGCTGATGTCTATTCGAGCCGAAACCAGGCGTTCCGTGCCTTTTACAGTATGCCGTCCACGACCATTCCCAACGACCAGAGTGCATTCCTTCGCGGTGCCTATGCCCCCTTGGTGAACAAGGTCTGCAGGGATGATGGCGAGGCATGCTATCCCAACGATGCATCCATGTTCGGTCAGTCCAGGATGCCCGAACTTCAGCAACTCAGAGGCACTTTCGGCGGCAGCACTTAAAATCTCCGGTGATAGTAATATGGCTTATCAGCTCAACACATCAAAGGTCCTTTTGGATGCCGAGAGTCTGCCCGTGGATTGCGCCTACGATCATGTGATCGCGCCTCCGGTGGTCAGCAACCTCAACTACGCCGGCTCGGGTCGTGCTTCCACGCCCATCTACGGCACTGCTCCCTACATGGCCGGCAAGGGTGCTCCCGGTCCTCTGATCCTGGTCGAGGACATGCTCCGCCCTCAGTCCACAACGTTCTTCAAGAAGGGCTATGCAGGTCGCCCCTATGACTTCCCCTCCAAGGACATGTCATGCTCGGTGCCGCTCCGAACCAGGTCATGGGATCCGACGAGCAGCCGTGCCGATGTCCAGAATGTTCTCTTCGAGAGACGTTACAAGTGATTTTAAAATCTACCGTAGTTTTAATATGGACCCATTGAGTCTTGTGGCCTTGTTAGGGATTGCTGTGGCAGGTCGTCAAATTGCCAGCAGTGACCGCAAAGAAGGTTTTACTCCAGCACCTGTTCCGAACCGAGAGACGCAA